GAAAAAGATGTCTGAAACTAAAAAGGGTAGGAAACATTCTGAAGAACATAAAAGAAAGATAGGTTTAAGTCGAATTGGAAAGGTTCAACCACAGTCACAAAAGGATAAAGTATCTTTAAAAAAATCAAAGTTGTGGCTTGTTACAGATCCTGACGGAATAACATATGAAGTTCAAAATTTAAGAAAGTGGTCTAAATTACATAATGTAGATGCTGGTAATCTACAGATCCACGGTAAATCCAAAGGATTTAAATGTACTAGGCTAGAAAATAACTGATAAATATAGTTTAAGGGTCTATGGTCATAATGGAGCCTCACCGTGAATTAAATACCAGGTCAAGTGTTTTGACAACAATTATTGGAAAATAAATGAGTACAACGACAACAAGATTTACAGCTACATCGAGCTTCTCTGCAATCTACGAGGCTGATAACAGTATCAACACAAATTACTTAAAGCCGAATAGTTTTAAGTTTATGGTAGCTAAACTTCCTAATGTAACCTATACATGTCAGAGTGCTAACTTGCCTCCTGTCCAATTAGGTAATGCTTTACAACAAAGTTCGTTTGTAGATATTCCTCATCCAGGAGATAAATTAGTATTTGGCGACTTCACAATTAGATTTTTAATTAATGAAGATATGTCAAACTATAAAGAGCTTTATGATTGGTTAGTTAGTATGGGTGTACCATCAAGTGGTAATCAATATAGAACTCTTGGCAATAGAGCTTCAGCATTTGATACTGACAAGTATCAAGCTCTCTTTAGTGATGCATCGCTTGTTATTCTTAACAGTAACAACAACCCCGTAGTAAGATTAAGCTTCCAAGATTTATTTCCAGTTGGATTAGAAGGTTTAGACTTTGATCTAACAACACAAGGAATGGAATATTTTGTAGGGATTGCCTCTTTCAAATATAAATTGTTCACAATCGAACAATACTAGTTGAACCATTTATATTATTCATTATAATAGCTAGTATCCGTCGTAATGTCGGATATTATACGTTATAATAGGTGATATGAAATTAACTGATCTACAAGAAGAATGGAAGAAAGATTCTGTCATTAGTGAGACCGATTTAGGATCGGAATCAGTTAAGACAGCAAAACTTCATTCCAAATATTTAACTCTCCTATCCAATACAAGACTTCAAGTTCGTAAATCCGAATCTGATTATCTTTTATTGAGAAGAGTGAAGTATCGTTACTATCGAGGTGAACTCGACCAGAATGAGTTGGATGCCAAAGGATGGGACCAATGGCAAGGAATAAAACCCATTAAGAGTGAAATGGATGAATTCCTATCAACGGATCAAGATCTAATCCAATTGCAGGATAAGATTGAGTATCTTAAGACGGTCATGTATGCACTAGAAAGCATACTAAAGAGTTTAAATACAAGAACATGGGACATTAAAGGGGCAATAGAGTGGACGAAATTTACTAATGGCCTCATGTAATGTCCGACATATCAGTTAAGTTCAAAGATCACGTCCATGCTCGTATTGATACCGATCCTGGTATCATGCAAGAGCTTTCAGACTACTTTACATTCGAGCAGCCAGGAGCTAGGTTCATGCCTCAGTTCAAGGCTAAGCTGTGGGATGGAAAAGTTAGACTCTATAATATGTTTACAAGAGAGCTTTATGTAGGCCTGGTTCCATATGTAGAATTATTTGCAACAACTATGCAATACTCAATCGATCTTTCTGAATGGAAGAAGTCTTACAAAGAAGATAGATACGATAAAGATACAACACTGGAGTATGTTAAAAAATTAAACCTCCATGGGCACGGTAAGCCAATTGAAATCAGAGACTATCAAGTTGAAGCTGTTGATAGAAGTATAAATGACTTACGAACTCTTCTATTAAGTCCAACAGGATCAGGCAAGAGTTTAATCATTTACAGTCTTGTTAGATACCACCTAGAAAAGAATAGACCTCAGTTAATCTTAGTCCCAACCACATCTCTTGTTGAACAGCTCTTTGCTGACTTCCAAGATTACAGCTCTGCTAATGGATGGAAGACATCAGACTATGTCCATCGTATCTATGCTGGACATGATAAAAGTTTAAACTATCCAGTTGTAATTAGTACTTGGCAAAGTTTATACAAACTACCAAAACAATTCTTTAGTAGGTTTGAAGTTGTCTATGGAGATGAGGCACATTTATTCAAAGCTAAGAGTCTAACTTCTATATTAAATAAGATGCCACAATGTAGAAGAAGGATAGGCACAACAGGAACACTAGATGGAACACAAACACATAAACTAGTCTTAGAAGGATTATTTGGTCCTGTTCATAAAGTGACTACCACAAAGAATCTAATTAAGAATAAACAATTAGCTGATTTAGATATCAGCTGCATTATATTAGAACACAAAGAAGAGCATAGAAAGATAGCAAGAGCATTTACATATCATGACGAAATGGACTTTCTAACTCAACATGAAAAACGAAATACATTTATTAGAAACCTAGCTTTAAAACAAACGGGGAATACTTTGATCTTATTTCAATTTGTAGAGAAGCACGGTAAAGCTCTTCATGCCGACATTGAATCTAAAGCTGAGGAGGGTAGAAAGATTTTCTTTGTTCATGGTAGTACTGATACAGCAAGTCGTGAAGAAGTAAGACGCATCACTGAGAAAGAAGACAATGCTATTATCGTAGCTTCTTTTGGAACATTTTCAACTGGTATAAATATTAGAAACCTACATAATGTTATCTTTGCTAGTCCTTCTAAGAGTCGTATTAGGAACTTACAAAGTATCGGACGTGGGTTGCGAACAAGTGAAACTAAAGATCGTTGTAAGTTATATGACATAGGTGATGACTTAAGCTGGAAAGCTAAAAAGAACTTCACTCTCCTACATATGGCTGAACGTATCAAAATATATAATGATGAACATTTTGATTATAAAATAATTAAGGTCCCACTCTAATGCAATTTATTTCTCTTAAGCTCATCACAGGTGAAGTTATAGCTTGTGGTATTGACGAACCTTTAAATGATGAAACTCTCACCACTAAAAAGTTTGTCAAATTAGATAAGCCTGTTTTATTTTCAAATTTTAAGTTTGTAGATAACACAGGACAGGTTATTGAGACAGTAAGTATGTCTCCATTTAACCCCGTCTCTACCGATCTTACATACACACTGAAGACAAACTGTATTATGTCAGTAAACAGCATTAAACCTTCTGCACTAGAAAGATATAATCAATACAAAGATATTATGCACATCGATAGAAAAGATGTTCCGTATCTCAGTCTTGAATTAAATTCCGAAGAGCCAGAAGACGAAGAGGAAGATAGTATTTTAAATTATGTTCACCCCAATAAAGGAACGAAGTTACATTGATTATGGAAAACCAACCTAAGCTTAAACAACCTACACATTATGTCAACAACGCTGAATTTCTAGCAGCTCTTCTAGAACACAGAGAAAAAGTGACAAAAGCAAGGTCAGAAGGAAAAGAACCACCACCGATTACTAACTACATTGGTGATTGTTTTATTCAAATTGCAAAGCATTTATCTTACAAAAGTAACTTTATTAACTACTCCTACAAAGATGAAATGATATCAGATGGAATCGAAAACTGTCTAGCTGTTGTTCATAACTTTGATCCAGCTAAAAGTAAAAACCCATTTGCATACTTTACACAAATTATATTCTATGCTTTTGTTAGACGTATCATCAAAGAAAAGAAACAGATGACGACTAAGTTTAGGTATATCGATCAACTTGATATAAACGAACTTGTTATCCAAGAACATGATAATGGTGAATTCCAAAATCAATTCCTAGAGTTTTTAAAGACACAACTTGATCAATATGATTACGAGAAAGTAGCTTCTACTGTTGTTAAGAAAACAGAGGAGATTTTGAAAGAAGACATTGATCCAGAAGAAGAAAATTAGTATTATTAATCTTTATTATTAGAAAGTACATTATGGCAAAAACACATCGCTATTCAGAAATATTTTATTCATTCCAAGGTGAAGCTGAAATGGCTGGTAAGCCAACGGTTTGGCTAAGATTCTTTGGCTGTAACCTTGAGTGTAATGGGTTTGGTCAAGATAAACCGATGGAACCTGATACTCATATCCTACCATACAAAGACTTCGATCTATCCAACGTAGAAAAGTTAGAAGACCTACCAGTCTGGAATTATGGTTGTGACTCATCATATTCATGGTCTGCTAAGTATAAAAAGTTAGTTCATAATGATACTGTAGAAGACATTGTGACAAAACTTACCGATCTAATGAAGAGTGAAAGCAATCCTCATGGAGAGTTTATTCATCCAGTTACAAATCAAGATACTCAATTAGCTTTTACTGGTGGCGAGCCTATGCTTAACCAACAAGCTATGATTGATATTGTGAAAGAATTTGAAAAACGATTCAATAAACCTCGTTGCATTACAGTAGAGACAAATGCTACTAAACCAATCAGTCCTGAGTTGAAAACCTTTATCGAAGAAGAATATGTTAGCGAATGGGGTTATAGATGGCATTGGGCAATGTCACCTAAACTATTTTCTGTGTCAGGTGAGAAAGACGCTGTTATTGCTGACCGTATAAAAGAATACATGACGACTCAAGGATGTTCTGGTATTATAAAATTTGTTGCTAATGGCACAAAAGACTGCTGGGATGAAATTGAATTCTATCAATACAACATCTATGAATTCTTTAAAGAAGATGCAATGTATCCACCAGAAATGTGGATCATGCCAGTTGGAAGTGTAAAGGAACAGCAAGAAGGTGTTCAT